TGGATGGTCTGCTACGACGACGGGGAGGCGCTGGAGCAGTTCGCGGAGAAGCGGTTCGATGCTGCGGTACATTCGCTGTACCAGCTACGAGAGGTCCCCATCCCCATCATCAGAGAAGGAGACGACACCGATGCCGAAGGGACAGAAGCGCCCGGTTGATCCCGACCTGCTCACCGTCACCCTGATCGTCTCCCGCCCGGACGGCTCGACCCGGACCGCGAGGCTCAAGGGCTACGCGATGGAGGTGGCCGCCAAGCTGGTCCACACCTTCGCCCGCACCGTTCCCCGACCGCTTCAGCAGATCTCCCCTCCCGCCCCGGTCCCGGCCGAAGTTCCGCCCGCATGACGAAGAATCCTGACCTGGGCAGCCTCAAAGAGGGTCGTCCCTGGTTCTACCAGGGCGCCCATGCCGGGGAGGATGAGTGGATCAAGGCCCAGTTCCCGGGCGACTACCACGGTTACGCCTGTGAATTGGGAGCCCTCGACGGAACATCGCACAGCAACACCCTGCTGCTGGAGCAGGCGGGGTGGGACGTTCTCTGTATCGAGCCGAACCCGGATTGCTGGCGGTACTTGATCCAGAATCGCAGGCTCTGTCTGCAATGTGCCTGCGACAAAGAGCCCAGAGAGACATCCGCTCTCTGGACGGCGGGCGGCGTGCAGGACGAGCCCGGCAAGCACAAGGTCTGGATTCACAGTGTTCTCAGGGCCGCCGGACACACCGACGACATCGAGGGCTGGATTGCCCGGCCCACCGCCGTCTTGACGCTCAACCAATGCCTGATGATAACCGGGTTCCGGAGCCTGGATGTGCTCTCGCTCGACGTGGACGGGATCGAGTGGGATGTCCTCCGGGGCCTCGATTTCGGCCACTGGAAGCCGAAGGTCCTGTGTATCGAGGTCTACGGCAGAAAGGACCTTGGCGATTGGATCTCGTCCCAAGGCTATAAGCCAATCATTGAGTTGGGGCACAACACGATGTTCCTGAGGAACGAATGACCTACGCCCAATTTGGAGAGGACGACTGGCTGGTCTCGATCTTCCCGATCGGCTTCAAGGGCCATGCGGTGGACGTGGGCGCGTTCGACGGCGTGACCATCAACAACACGGCACTCCTGGAGCGAAACGGCTGGGAGGTCCTATGCGTCGAGCCGAACCCGGCCGCCGCTCAAGCCTGCCGCGCCCAGCGGAAGAACGTGGTCGAGTGCGCCTGCGGCTCGGTGCCGAGGGACGACGCGCCCTTCAGCCTGTTCGTGAACAACACCTGCGCCTACTCCTCGCTCTTGCGCCATCCCGGCGTGATCGAGGCCGAGCCGGGTCTCTTGTGGAAGGACATCACGGTCAGGGTGCGGACGCTCGACTCGCTCCTCGCCGAGTGGAACCCGCCGCGCCTCGACGTGCTCTCGGTTGACACCGAAGGCACCGAACTCGATGTCCTGAAGGGGATCGACCTCAACCGCTGGGCGCCGAAGGTCATCATCGCCGAGCTGTGGGACGAGACCCACGGCGTCCATGACGACCCGATCACTCCATACTTGAAGGAGCGCGGCTACCGGCTCCTGGAGCGCGTGGGCGAGAACAACCGCTACCTGATCGAAGGCTTCGGCCCGTGAGCGAACAACTCCACGCGCGGCTCTCGCCAGACCAGATCACCGACCTGATCCATGAACTGGCCAGAAGCGGCGAGGGGGCCGAGAAACGCTGGGCCTTGAAGATGCTCGCTCCGACCGAGACCCAGGCCGGTATGCCGGAGCCCCTGGATGCCGCCGACTGCGTGATGAGGCTGGCGCGCGTGATGCGCGGGATTGGCGAGAAGGCGTCCCGCGAGGCGCTCTCCGCCGCCTTCAAGTCGAAGGTGGTGGACATGGACCTGGATGAGAGGCCGAACATCGACCGGCAGGTCTCGGTCAAGGTCCCCGAGAATCTCGCCGACCTCTACCGCATGTTCCCCGAGGCTCCGAAGGACCTGAAGACCGGAGCGCCGCCCGGCTACCCTGACGGTCGCGGCATCACTCGGATGAAGAAGCGCCGCTGGGTCTATGACTACGCGGTGGAACTCCTGAAGCGCCGGGAGCAGCAGTTCGGATCCCCCTTGAAGGTGGACGCCGGGGCCATCAGGGACGATGGCTCGACCGTCACGGAGGACGCCCCGGCGTAGGCAGGCATGAAGACACGGCCACGGACGGCAATCAACATCGGCCTTGACGGCATCCCCTGGCGCTGGGAGGGGACCGAGGAACTGGCGCTGCTCCGCCACCTCTGCCTCACGAACTTCTGGTTCTACTTCCTGTGGGGCTTCGGTGCCGGAGCGAACCCGAAGGGCAAGCGCTGGATCGAGGAATCGGTCCACAAGCCCATCGCCGACTGGTTCCAAGGCCACATCGACGAGTGGCTCGAATGGCGGCGTCAGGGACTGGTGCGCCAGAAGCACCTCGCCGTCGTCGTCCACCGCGAAGTCGGCAAGACCACGCTGATCTCTCAGGCCGGCCAGTCGTGGCTTCATCTCAGGGACCCCGAGATCTCGACCTACACGGGGTCCGAGAAGTTGGACCTCGCGGCCGAGATCGTCGGTCCGATCAAGGCGGTGATGGACGGGTCCGACTCCTACTCCCTCTGGAGCCGGCTGTTCGGTGACTGGTCGGGAAACGCCCGGACGTGGAAGACCGGCACCGTGGTCCACTCGGGACGCCGCAACACCGCCCGCAAGGACCCCAGTCTCGGCACCTTCGGGATCGAGACCTCGATTGTCGGTGCCCACCCGGACGCCATCTTCCTCGATGACCCGATTTCCTACGAGCGCCTGAAATCCGATACCGACTGGCTGGAGCGCGTCAACGATCAGGTCAGCTCGATGATCCCGGTGCTTCAAGGGGACGGCCTCCGGGTCTGGGTGGGCACAAAATATGGGTCGGTCGATCACTTCGGGCATGCCTTTGAGGCTCCGGAGGACGGTGGAGACGGCGTTAAGACCCTCTCCGGCATGGAGACCGACGCCATCAGCCTTCATCCCGAGGGTCTGTGGGACGTGTGGTTCATGTGCGGCCGGGACCATGAGGGGAAGCCGACCACCCCGAAGGTGTGGCCGGACCAGAGGCTCACGCACTACAAGACGGTGAGCCCGGTGAGATACGCCGCCCAGATCCAGAACGACCCTTCCGACTCCGAGTTCAACCCGATCACCCGGAAGCAGCTCCACGACTGCGTGATCCCGGACAAGGAGATCCCCTACCACGCGCTTTCCTACGCCATCCTGTGCGATCTCGCCTTCTGGGACGGCTTGAAGCGTCTGAACAAGGACGAGACGGTCTACATCGTGGTGGGATACTCGATGGCGGGGTCCGGGGACGTGTACTACATCGAAGGCGACGGGTCGATGTACTGGCGGGACGAGGACTTCAGCGACCGGCTGGTGTCTCTGGTCCAGCGGTACCGGAGGCAGGGACGGCGGATCGTCGGCATCACCAACGACCTGCCGATGGCGGGGATGAAGAACCTGTGGCACACGAACCTGTTGAACCGGTTCCGGGACGTAAACTGCCCGATGCCGGTGCATTACGAGATCCAGCGGGGTCCTACCACCAAGATCCAGCGGATCGCAGCGACGGTCCCCTTCTGGGTGGACGGCCATGTCAAGGTGAGGGAGGGGGCTTCGGGGGTTGGCAGGCTGTTCGCCCAGATGGAGAAGATCGGAGAGATGCAGATGACCTCGGAGGGCGGCAGGCGCAACAAGCGCAAGGACGACTGGATCGACGCCTTCGCCGACGCCTTCAACGAGAAGCTCTACCACCCGATGCGCTCTCAGGGGCCGAAGGGTCCGTTCGAGCGCGGTGCCGAGCCGATCGAAGTCGAAGGTCTGGACTTGGAGGACTTTGACGACCGGAGACTCGACATGCCGAGACCGGTGATCCGCTAGGGGCAAGGAGGCTTTCACCATGCACTACAACGTTCGCCACGGCTGCCGGGTGTGCCCGTCAGGCGTCTTGGAGCCGGTCCTTGACCTCGGGGACCAGTACCTCGTCAACTTCGTCCAGAAGGCCGACTACGCGCTTCCCAAGGCCCCCCTGGAACTGATGCGCTGCTCCGCCTGCGGCCTGCTCCAGCTTGGGGCGACGGTCGAGCCGGACCTGCTCTACCGCAAGTTCTGGTACCGATCGGCGGTGAACGACACCATGAGGGGTGCGCTCCGGGACGTGGTGCTTCACGGTGGCAGGTACCACCAGTACGGCAACTGGCTCGATATCGGCGCCAACGACGGATACCTGCTCTCTGAGGTCCCGAGGACGATGACCAAGGTGGCAGTCGAGCCGGCGAGAGACTTCACCGAGGAGCTGGCCGCCAAGTCGGACCATGCCATCATGGACTACTTCTCCCGGGCTGCGGTTGAAGCCGTCGCCGGGGAGAAGAAGTACCAGGTCATCACCTCCTGCGCGATGTTCTACGATTTGGACAACCCACACCCGTTCGTTCAGGACGTGGCCGACATGCTGGCCCCGGATGGAGTCTGGATCAACCAGCTAAACGACGCTCCGACAATGATTAAGCAGAATGCCTGGGATGCGGTCTGCCATGAGCACGTCTGCTACTACGACTTCCCGACGCTGGACAGGCTCTACCGGGAGCACGGGCTATACGTCCGCGAAGTCACCTACAACGAGACCAATGGCGGCTCGATGCGGGTGGTAGCCGGGAAGGAGGAGAAGACCCCATTCGAGTTCATCGAAGGTGTTGCGAGGCCAACACTTAAGGGATTCGCCGACCGCGCAAGGCGGTGGAAGACCCTGATGGTCGAGATGCTCTCAGGACCGTTCGGCAAGGAGCCGTGGTGGTGCTACGGGGCCTCGACCAAGGGGACGGTGCTACTCCAATACCTGAACGAAGGGACGAACATCGTCCATGACAAGTTCCTCGCCGTGGCCGACCGGAACCCCCGCAAGGTCGGGCTCCGGATGGTTGGCACCTGGCTCCCGATTACCGATGAAGCTGCACTGAGAGCGCAGCGACCGAAGTTCGCCTTGGTCCTCCCCTGGGCGTTCTTCGACGAAATTGTTTCACGTGAAACATCGCTCCGGGACGCCGGCACCTGTCTCGTCATGCCCCTGCCCCATCCCACCTTCATCCTCTAGGGAGACAACATCTTATGAGCGTCTGCTTCTCCATGGCCGGGAAAATTGGCGATGCACTCCACCAGTACCCAATCGCCTACTGGTGGGCGAGGGAGAACGGCAAGCAGATCACCCTCTGGCTCGATCAGGGGATGCTGAAGCCCTTGGTTCCCCTGTTCGAGGCCCAGCCGTGTGTCGAGGCGGTGGAACTCAAGCCCGGGATCACGACCTACCACCTCGGCGGTCAGCCGTGGGATTTTGGACTCAAGACCGAGGACTACCAGGGTAAGACGGTATACCACCTGGGGTTCCGGCAGTTTCCTCAGACTCAGATCACCCGCGACATCATGACCCAGGTGCCGCAGGTGAGGATCAACGCGACGGTCAAGGAGATCGCGGCGACTCCAAGTTTCGTGATCCCGGACAAGCTCCCATCGGCGAACCGCCTGATCCTTCACGGCACCTTCACGGCGCCGAACGGTGGCTCTCCCGGCTTCTGGCGCTTCCTTGCCCATGTCCGGTCTGACCTGGAGACCCTGTTCGACGAGATCGTGTTCACCGGTACCCCGGCCGAGCGCGCACGCGCCCTTGAGGTCTACCCCGAGTACCGGGACTTCGATGACGAAGGGAACTTCCTCAATCTCGCCCGCTACATGGCGGCCAGCCGCTGCGTGATCGGCTCCGGGTCCTCCGGGATTGCTCTGGCCGGGCAACTCAAGGTGCCGAGCATCCGGGTTCACGATCCGATCGGAGACGCCCCGAAGGTGATCTGGTCCAACCTCCAGGAGGCGCACCTGAACGACACCGAGCGGCTCTTGAGACCCGAGTGGCCGAAGTTCCGTGACAAGTATCTCTTGACAAGCGCCGAAACGAGCATAGCGTCATGAGCGAGTCGTTCGGGACTCTCGTGGACAAGCTCGTGACTCTGGACTTCAAGGTCTGGCACCTTCAGGACTGGGTGTACCGCTGCGTGAGGATGTCGAAGGAGGAGTTTGAAGCGCAGGGCTACGAAGCGATCCACGAGCAGGTGCGTAAGCTCGCGGCGCTCAACAACGAGCGGAACCGCGCGATGGCAGAGATCGACACGGCACTCGATCAGGCGATCAAGGCTGGCGGTGCCCCGGTGGAATCGAGAGTGAAGATCACCTGACAAGGAGGTTGGGAAATGTGGTATCCACATTGGGCGGTGATTGATGACAGGCAGATCACCGCTACCGCCGTGAATGCGACCGCCATCTCGGGCACCAGCGCGGGCGCCGCCTGGATCCCCCTCAACACCATGCGCCAGGGACCGTGCGTGCTGTTCTATGGCATCGAGTGCGTCTCGGCTGCCAACACCGGCTCGGCCCGTGGGATCTTCAGCTACATCAGCCGCGATGGGAACCCGATGACGGCTTCCGGGGCGGCCTGCATCGTTTCGGCTGTCTCCGCGAGCGCGAGCGGCGCCCTGGCTCTGAACCTGAGTGCCACGACGGCGATTGGCTGCTGGCTCAGCGCCACCGAGGCGCTCTCCGGCACGATGCCGGTGGTGCGCTGGTGGATGTCGTGCCTCGGCGGTGACGCCATTGGTTCCGGCGTGGCGACCACCGGGTTCACGATGGCTGCGTACTAGGAGGCCGCCATGCAAACATCTCGTTTGACGGTCCTGTACGACAGTCTGGTGGTGACGGGAGGAACGGTTGGTGGCGCTTCGTCCTTTGCCGGCACGGTGGCGGCGCCCACCTCAGCGTATGTTGACCATGCCGGCCCCGGCATCTTGTTCTACGGGCTTGAGTGCGTGTCTGCCTCGAATGCCGGCGCGGGCCTGCCGTACATCAGGTACACCAGCCGTGACGACCCTCTCCAGGCCATGACTGCCTCGGGAGGTCTTTGCGATTTCAAGGCGGTTTCTGCCTCCGCTTCTGGAATGATCGCGCTGAACCTGGCCAGCGGAAGCACGATCAGCCACTTCGTTAGCTGCACGGCCGCAATCGGGGCCACGAACGCTACCAGGGTGCGCTACTGGCTGGCGTATCTGGGTGGCAGCCGTTCGATGGGGCAACTCGCCGGATAGGGGCACCAGCGCAAGGAGGCGCAACGATGCTGGAACCGCAGTACTCTAACATCTTCGCCAGTGCCCACCTCATCACGGCCACGCCGGGGTGCTACGGGTCTGGTGCCGCCAGCGCCCGCACGGCGGGAGTGGTTCATGCCGGGCCGGGCATGTTGATGTATGGCCTGGAGACGGTAGCCTCAGCCACGGCGGGGGCCACCCGCCTGATCTTCTGCTGGACCACCCCGGACTCCGTTGCCTGTACGGCCTCGGGCGCCGGATGCTCGGTGGCTACCACCTCGGCGTCGGCTCAGGGCATCATTCCGATCAACGTCGGCACCGGCCAGAACTTCTCCTGGTATCTGAGCGCCGCGACTGCGGTTTCACTGGCTCACATAACCGCCAGCCGGCCGACGCAGCGATTCTGGATTTCGTTCCTCGGTGCCAACGCCGTCATTCCCAGTGCCGGATACGCCGGCATGATCCAGAGCTAGGGGGCCTACATGCCTTTCTATCGAGAAGGTTCGGGCTTCGATGTGGGTGGCGACCTCGGCACTTCGGCCTCCATTGGATGGGTCAACGCATCCTGCATGGTCACGGCGAGGCAGATCCACTATTCCCAACCCGGGGCGCATCTCCTTTGCTGGGGGATGAGCGTGGCGTCTGCGGCTTCGGCCGGAGCCGTCCGCATGGTTGTTGACTGGGTGGAGACCAACAACTGCTCCTGCACCGTGAACCTCCCGGCGGCCGACTTGGACATCAGCGTGGTTTCGGCATCAGCTCAGGGGGTGTTGCCGGTCAACTTCATGGCTGGAGCCACGGCGAGGTACTACATATCGGCGACCGCCGGGATGACCGGGCGGCCGGTGTTCAACTACTTCGTCACGCTGCTGGGGGAATAGCGCAAGGAGGCGGCTACGGGACAGGGAAAGCTCCCGGACGGCAGGAACGAGCGCGTTCGCGCGCAGGCGCCGTCCTCTGCGCGGGTACTGGAACTGGTGAGCGAGCGAAGGCAACACTCGCTCCGCTACAACTGGACCATCTTCTCCAAGCTCCAGACCTGGTACAACACCTACCGGGGGGTGTGGCAGGGGCGGCTCGCCCAGTTCCGGAACAACGTCAACATCCCGTTCACCTTCGCCATGATCCAGAGCGATGTCGCCCGCAAGGTGCAGGCGAGCTTTGGCGTCTGGCCGATCGTGACGTTCGAGGGCTACGCGCCCGAGGACGCGGCACGGGCGAAGAAGTCGGAAGTCCTGATCTCCGCCCAGATGAAGGACTGCGATTCCATCATCCGGGCGGTGGACTTCTTCCTTCAGGCCGACATCTGCGGAGTCGGGATCGCCCGCTACGGCTGGAAGAATGTCACCCGCCGCCGGGAAGTCAGGCGCATGGAGGAAGTCGCTCCGGGCCTGAGGATCCCGGTGATGGACGAGGTGGACGCCGTACTGTTCGACGGTCCCGACTGGGAACCAATCGACCGGCTCGACTTCTGGCAGCAGCCGGGCAAGCGCCGGATCCAGGACATGGGTTGGGTGATACACCGCTACTGGCGGGACCTGGACGACCTGCTGGAGGACGCCCAGGGTCCGTACCCCTACTTCGATCCCCGCGCAGTCAAGCTCCTGCAACAGACTCCGCTCGCTACCTCGGCGCAGCAGGAGTTCATGGCGCGCAAGCTCACGTTCCGGAACGAATTCGACTACATGGCTCGGCAGCGCGAGCGGTTCGCCAAGCCGGTCGAAATCTGGGAGATGCACGGCACGGTACCGATGGAGTTCGCTCCGGACGGCATCCGGAACCGCTGCATCGCCATCGGCAACGGCCGCGTCGTCTTGAAGAACGACCCGTCGATTTTCGCCGACAAGCCGTTCCTCGCCTACAGCCCGATGCCGGACCCCTACGGGTTCGACTCGCCGGGCAAGGCCGAGATCGCCGAGAAGCTCCAGCGCACCGCCGACCGGCTCGCCAACCAGAAACTCGATGCGCTCGATCTCATCATCGACCCGCAGTATGTGGTGTCGAGCACCGCCAACCTCAACACCCAGAACCTGTTCAGCCGCGCCGGACGCATTCTCCTGGTGGATGGCCCGGCCGACGACAGCAACATCCGGCCGCTGATCCCACCGATGCAGGGCTTCCAGGCGGCCTACCCGGAAATCTCCACCCTCTACCAGTACATGCAGCTTGGACTCGGCATCAACGACATCATCATGGGAGCCGGTGGAGAGTCCAGAGAGACCGCCCGTGGAGTGCTCGCCCGGCAGGAGAACGTGATGACGAGGCTGGCGCTCGAAGCCCGGATCGCTGAGGAGCAGTTCATCGAGCCTCTGGCCGACGCCTTCCGGCAGTTGGACCAGCGGTTCCTCGAAGTGCCTCACGAGCGCGCGATCCTGGGCAGCATCATGGACATCAACCCGACCACGGGCTACGCCTACCCGCAGGAGCGGGTGTCGATCCAACCCGAGGACCTGACTCCCGACTACCGGGCGCGGGCGATTGGCGCCTCTCAGATGATCGGCAGGAGCCAGCGGCAGCAGAACCTGGTGGGTCTGCTCCAGATCATGTCGTCCAACCCGGCGATGCTCCAACTCATCAACTGGGCCAACTTCGCGAGACAGGCATTCGAGCTGTTCGACTTCAAGAACGTCGATGACCTGTTGGTGCAGGTGGCCGAAGGCGGGGCCGCACCGGCAGTGAACCAGCTTGCCGCCCAGAGCGGATCGAGTCCCGGTGCGACGATGACCGCAGCCTCGACTCCGCTCGATCAACTGTCGCCGGAGATCCTGGGCCAGATGGTGGCCTCGGAGCAGCCGGCGCCGCAGAACCACCTTCTAGGAGTAGGAGCGTAGATGCTCAACCCCGAACAGATTGAACAGCTCCGGATGATGACCTCGACTTCTGGCTGGGGGATCCTGAAGCAAGTGATTGCCGAACGCGCCCACGGCGCAATCAAGGATCTGGTCCGTCTCCCGGCAGAACGCTCGGAGCGGTACAAGACCCTTGACGACTCGCTCGCCTCCTTCCATATCAGAGGGAGACTTGAGGAGTCCGAGTGGGTGCTGACGG